AAGAAGATGAGTATTACGAATGGCTATATGAAATTTTCGGAAATAATCCGCAAGTATTAATACATTATCCAGAAAGTCTATATAAATATTCATTTCAGTCAGGAATGTTTCCAAATAAAGTTATTAGTTGGGTATATAATTCAAATACAGCTAAACAACACAGAGACATAGCTTTTTTTGGAGTTACGCCAGATATGAGAAAAGTTGGACAGCCCTATAAGAATCCAACTGATAGGAGAATTTCTAAAAGAATAGCTGAAGGTAAAACAGCAAGACTCTACGATTGGTGGGAAATAAATCAAGTAAAGAATGTATCAAAAAAACACTCACATCCTTGTGAAATGCCTCTAAAAGTTATGGAAAATATTATAGGAATATTGCCTGATGATTATTTGATAGTTGATCCATTTATGGGGACAGGTACGACAGGAGTGGCATGTAAACATCTAAAACGTAACTTCATCGGCATAGAACTTGACGAAGAATATTTCAAAATTGCAGAGAAGCGATTACGGTGCGAGAGGTGGTGGAAAGAAGAAAATTAAGGTTGAAAGTGAACCAGTCGAATCTAATGGAATTTGAAAAGGAGGATTCCATGAATATATTTTTGATTTGCCCTGTAAGACATGCTACCGAAGAAGAAACTGCAAAAATCCAAGCTTATGTAGATGATTTAGAGTCCAAAGGCAATAATGTATACTGGCCTGCAAGAGATACAAATCAAACCATGCAAGAACTGCATATCTGTAATGCTAACGCAGGAAATATTGTACACTTTGCACATGAAGTACACATCTGGTGGAATGGCAAATCCGAAGGTTCTTTATTTGATTTAGGCATGGTATTTATGATACAATATCTTTGTCCTATTGCAAAAAAAATTATCTTAGCAAATAAAGAAGACATAAAAGAGACAGAATTTAAATCTTTTAATAATTTGTTAAGGACAATGGGAAATGGACACAGGCGAGTGTGATTATTGTGATTGATTTGAAATGTATAGAGAGACATTAACATAAACATAGGACTGATAAATGAAAATAGACTGGCATTTTATTCCAGAAAGTTGGTTAGTTGGTATTCGTATAGATAGAAAAGATAAACTTTTATTTATATGCCCTATACCAACTATCATAATAGACATAAGTTGGTAAAAAATGAACAATAAAGTATTATTGACAGCAAAACAAGCTGAAAGATGTGCATTTGCTCTTGGGTGCATCTATACTACAGTTCAATCCTCCAAAGTTTTAGATGATATGGGAGCACCACCAGACCCATCCTCTTCTTTTCCTATAAAGGTCTGGTTATTCCCTGATCAAGATTATGTAGAAGCTTTATCCCTTGACCCTGACTATTGGGAGTCTCTTCTATGGAGAAAGTTAAAGGGAATGTGTAGTAGCTTAGTTACAATGTCCTATTGGCCTACTGGTTTATATGAGAGTGATATATTAGATGAAAGAATAATAGCACGCACAGAGATACAAGCTGAGAATGGTATAGTCGTAAATGATGTTATTCCTTGTATTGCTCTTTGTAAAGCTATAGAAAGGATGAATCCTGATGAAAAAACTAAATGAGGAAACAAAGTTTTTCCTAATATATTGTCTAACAATTCTTGGTATATTATGCTTTGCTGCTTTTGCACAATATTTAGATAAGTGAGGATATAATGATAGAGATAATTTTAAATGGTTACACCATAAGATTTAAATGCACAGAAGAACACTCCAATGCCTTAAAAGAGGGAAAAATTATATTAACAGAGGAAAAAACTATTATTCCTAAAGATAAATTCCTAGAGATAGATGAGGAAGATAAAGAAGAGATAGATGAGGAAGATAAAGAAGGGATTGGATTTCATTGTCTTGAAGAAAAGCAAATTGTCATAAGATGTGCAAAAGTATGTAAATGGCAAAAACATCATAATATTGGTATACCAACTGAAAAATGGGTTGATCCAACAGATGGAAAGATATATAATATATATAATCTATCTAACCGTCCTGATTTTTGGATTCCTAAATTGATTAAACAATTAGACACCCGTCTTGTCATTTATAGTGATGCTTATCCAGATAAAAGAGAGTTGATGTGGTATATAGTCCCAATAAAACATGGATTTAGGAATGTATTAGGAGAACCTATCTCTATTTCTCCTTCATTGCTCCATGCTTTATTAGAAGCAGTCGAAAAAACATTAAGAGGTAAAATATGAAGATTATAATAGAAGGAAGAAAAATTAGGATAATTAGAAACAAGGTAGAAAATAGAGAAGCACCAAGTAGAGAAGGTGCTTTTGGATTTAATTGGGCCTATGTATCCGTATCTAATTGGGCGTTAAAGCATTCCTATGGCAGTACCCTGGACCAAGGGATATGATCGTATTGAGATATATGACAGGAGACGAGCATTTAAGGATATAAGTCAAGTAGCCTTTGTATTGGCCCGCCGCGGGTCTTTCTATGGCCCTTTCGGAACTGTTGAGCAAGCACAAGAATATGGATTGCACAAAGCAATAAATGATAAAAATCCTGAATTTAGATCAAACCATGGACTGATTGTTATGATGACAATAATGGATTTCTTTATTTACGCTATAGAAGGGTGTTAAAATGAAAATATATAGAATGGAAGTAGAATTACATGTTGAAGATGAGGTTTTTAATCAAATGAATACCTATGAAAAAGCCCTAGTTTAGTTATGGAGAGTGGATTAGTACTTAAAAGTACTGTTTATGATATTGACATTGGTAAGGTTTATGTAATGTGGTCACAAAAAAGGGGTTAAAATGAAGGTTTTATTTTCAATCATTTGTTCTGCCAGTGTTATTGTAGGAATAATTGCTTTTCTTTGTTTTGTTCAAAATTCACAATTACTTCTTGGTGTTGCTATTTGGGGTTGGGCTTGGTGTTTTTCTCTTTTAATGTTACATGCTATTCGGTCTATGAAAGATGAGGATTAATTAGATGAAAATTTTTATATTAATAATAATGTTTGTCTTACTATTTATTTTTACAGCACAAGCTAAACCAAATGCATACTCCATTTCCTACAATTTTAATGTCAAAGCTCCTATTGGATTTAGTGTATCAAAATTAAAGGAAAATGGGATAGGATTTTATACAAACATTAATTTTAATGATGGAATAGTAATAAAAGATGTTTCATACGAGATGGTTGGTTATCAAATTAAACAAAAAACAAAAACCAGACATATTTTAACAACATTTGGTGCTAACTATTTGTATAATAATACTGTCCTGTATGTTGGAGTAGGAATACATTCTGCATTTAATCAGTATCAGTACAATAATATGAGTGACTTTACAAATAAGTGGAAAAAGGGTTTAAGTTATAATAAGTATGGTCCTAATTTTAATACTGGAATGCAAATAATTGGAGGAAAAAACATGCTCATAACATTAGGGATAGACAGTAATCCGTTGTCATTCAGTGGGGGAATAGGGAGGACATTTTGAAAGTATATAATGCTTATGTAAAAACTTTTTTTAATAAGAATGTTCCTCCTATTTTACTATGTAATAAAATATGCAAAAATCAAGTTGAAAGTATTGAATGGTTAAGAACTAAAATGATTAATACCGGGTGGCATTCTATGATAGGATCACTGCTTGGTAAAGACGAAAACACTTCTTTTACAATCGCAGTATCAGATTATGTGTTTGGTGTTGCTATAGAAGATGATAATAAATATGAAAAAAAGGAACCAAAGATGAATATTAATGTGATTTATAAGTATAAACTTGATTTAACCAAGAGAATAACTACTATTGATCTTCCTTGTGATAGTAAAATATTAACAGCACAAGAACAAGATGGGGACATAGTAGTTTGGGTTCTTCATGGAAGAGATGAAACTCTTAAAACACCAGTAGAATTTGTAAGAGCATTGACAGGATCATCTTTAATATGTCTTTGTAATCATAAATATCTTAATACAATACAACAAAAGACAAGTGGTTATGTTTTTCATATCTTTTTTAAAAAAAGTCGTGATGTAAAGGAGATAGGTTAATGTATACAGAAAAGACAATAGATGGTTGTGAAGGATGCATGTTTGCTTATGGTACAATAGAATGGACAAGATGCAGATTGCTTGGTGAGGATGTATCAGACTATGAAAAAGAACCGCATTGTTATCCTAGTAATTGTCCTGCTAAAGAGGGTGTGCTAGTAAAAATAAAGTAAGGAGGAATAATGGGAAAGATAACAGTTACTCTAGTAAAAATAGAAAGTGAAAAAGATATAGAAATAGATGATACAGACAATCCTGTACATGCAATAGATAAAGTTGTGCGTGTTATTAATATATCAGATGGTATTCAATTGGGGGAATATTTTATAATAGCCTCAACACCAAAAACGTTTATTAATTTTCATTTAATTAGAAGAATAAGAGTTGGATATTTTGATGAAAAAACAAAAATATGGAAGAAAGAAACACCGGCATAAAAATTAAAAACCTTTTTGAGAGGGAAAAACATATGATTTCATTAACAATATCTAATCGTAGAGACTGCCCTTTTTATCTTGCACAATCTGGATTCTGTAAATCTCCTAAAGGCCCTGATTTGTGTATATTAGGAAATGAACCAGAACTTCCTTTAGATTGTCCCTTAAGAAATGAAAACATAATTATTTCTTGGCAGTCACTAAAGAAAGGTCAAAACACTTAATGATAAGACCAAGAGTATTTTTAGGTTCTTTAAAAGTTTTTGATGATAGTGCATTACTTATAAAAAAGAGTGAAATTGATTATCAAATAAGCATAGCATCTTCTGAATTAAGGGATATGATTATGGAAAAAATAATAATTGACCTTGAAATTAGTAATCGTAGCATAAAAGAAGATAAAAATAAAGATACTATTTTAGGATATAAGTTATGAAAAATAAAAAAGACCTCTGGTATAATCTTGTGAATAATTATCTTAATCAAGAAAAAGAATACACTACTTCTTCTATTAAAAATAAATGTGTATTGACTGTTCAACGGTCTAATTTTAATAAACATAGAGAATATGTAGAAGATTTTATAGAACAAAACCCTGACTGTCTACATCTCCCTCCAAGATGGTTGTTGGAAAGGTTTCTCAAATTTTTACATGACGGAGAGCTAATGAATGGTGCATTTTAATGACTTTTTGTTATTTTTGGTTTGTGTATAGAATGTTAAATGAGGAAAAGACACAATTAATGAATAGACTTATTGAGATAGAAAAGGAGGTTGATAGTGTTTAATAAAATAATTGCTGCTATTTTAACTTGTGGTATGATGATGTCTTTCAAGGATGAAATGAGTGTATTAGTTTCAAGAAATAATAAGACGAATCCAGACGGGTATACAAGACCAGACTATGAAGTTGTGCTTACCACATTTTTAGCAGTATATAAAACAATCTGTATAACACTAAAAGAAGAAAAGTATTGAAATTTTGAGGGAATAGATGTGGCGGCCATCTATTTTGGGGGATAGTGGGCTGGCTGTCCCCCTTCCCTCCTTTTTTATGAAAGGACAACTTTATGGTGATAGTAAATGGTTGTTTATGGTAATATTCTCCCTGCTAACTCTAAATATATTCTAATACAATTACAAATTAGCAGTGGAGGCACTTTTGTTTGACATAAATGAACAAATTTCCAATATTAATAACCTATCTACAAAAGCTTTTATAAGCTCAAAAAACGCGGACATACTTAAAGAGCAGGCTAATAAGTCGTCTGAGGAATACCTTTCTAAGGTGAAGGGTGAGGATAATTTAGAGTATGAGCTACTAATAAACTTGATGAAGTTTGTGGAGGCCCAAAACCAAGAGATTATGAGACTGTGGCAATTGGTGGCTGAACTAAAGAACACTATAGTTGAACTTTTACCAGAATGTTTAGAGGAAGGGGACCAAAAAGATGAACAGAAATACTGATCAATATAAAAAAAGAAACACAAATATTATTGCTGATTATAAAGCAAAAATGGATTTTATTGCTTTGGCAAATAAATATAAGATTACAAAAAATAGGATACTTCAGATTTTAAATGCCAATGGTGTTCGTGACCGTAAATGGACTAAAATGGGTTTAAATGGTGAAATGAAAATTTTAAAGCTTTATGCAAAAGGTTTATCTAAATCAGAAATAGGTAGACAAGTTGGTGTTAGCAGGGAAAGAGTAAGACAGATTATTGCTGAACATGCTACGGAAAGGAAAAACTAAAATGTCCTCAATTGGTAATATTTCAAATATGCATGAACTGAGAGAATTGTTTCCAGACTGTGTAGATTACACCTTTAATTGGTTATTTTTATCAACATCAGGTGTGCATGGTTCATATCTTACAATTGATGACCTTGAGAAGCATATAAAAATCGATCCAGACTTTGTTCCAAATATAACTGTACTTGTTGTACAGCCACGCACAGTAAAAATATTTTATGGTAATTTAGAAGAAATTTCTGTAGATGATTTTGCGTGGTTACGACAAGCAGTAGAAAAAACCATTGATGCAGTTAAACGAAGTCAAGAAGGAAACTTACCAAATAGAAATCGAAAAAAGAGATTATTTCAATGGTTTACAAAATATCAAAACCAAGATATATAAAAGAGATAAGCTATGCGAGAGTTAATGTTAAGAGAACAGATGCGTTGTATAATTTGTTGTGATATGGATGTACAAGAACTGTGGCCGGTCGATCCTTATTTTTGGTTTCCAAGGCTTTGGGAGGCAGCAAGAAGTAATGGTTATGCAGTAAATATAGCACGAGAATTAGTTCAAGAATTGTGTGCGACAGGCAAGAAAGAACTCACTGATATTTGTCTTGCTTTATGTGCCATTATTGAAAAGAAACAAAAAGAAAAGGGAAAAGATGCGTAAGATCAGAATTAATCAAGACGATCTCAGATATGCCGTGGCAATAATTTTTATTATTACTTTAGCGAGTTTTCTGTTTGGGGTTATTTGGGGAAAGCTATTTCTGCAATAGTCAAGCATAGGAAAAGAGGAGAAAGGCAAATACTTTATGACAATAGTAACTTTAATGTTTCATCAAGAATATATTCTTGATTCAACTGGAAAAGAAACTAAGAAAATAACATATACTTGGAAAGGACCACAGACAGGAGTGGTAGAAATTTCTGGCGAATTATGGAGAGATGCTGATCCATTAGTATTTAGTATGGTAACATCAACTTTAAGTCTAGAGTCTTTTGCCTATGACTTTGAAAATGATATAATTTATATGTCAAAAAGCAATAAACTATACTTCTTTGTTTGGCTTTATTATAGAGTAAGTTGTTTAATTTTTGGTGCTCCGAGTCGATCAGAACTTAAATATGCAAAGGATAAATAAAATGGGCAAATATAATTTTGCTTCTATTGAGGCAGTAAAGTTAGAAAAATTTAGGGTAGATATAAAAAAGGTCATCTCAGAAACTATGTGGTTAGGATTAAATCCCACTGTTGATATTGTTAGGGATTTAATTAGTAGAGATCTTATTCTTTCATTTAACACTTATATATGGTCAGAGCAGTTACAAAATGAAACACAAATGATTTATCCCAAAAATATTTGGCAGTTTTTCAAACAAGAATATTTTCCTCAGTGGCTTAAAAACAAATTTCCTGTCAAATACACTAATTTAAAAGTTGTTTTTGAACGAAGGGCTATCTTTCCAAAATTTATGAAAGCCTCCCCTGACTACTCTATAATTGAGCATATTTATGTTACAGAAGAGGATAATTGATGATTCTATTAAAATATAAGAAAGCTGACAATGCTGAGTCTTATCTTGGGTTTATGCATTTATGTATTGGAGAAGCATTTTACCTTTCTGGTGATTTTACAAAGAAAAAATTATTTGTAAAGATTGGGCCTGCTGAATTTATAAGATATAAAGATCTTAAAAAGTTTGATTTCAATAATTTCAGTTTTTCTGACTTTACAAAATTGATGTATTCAGTAAGATGCTTAACAAATGGTGTATTTGGTATTGTTCCAATAGGAGTTGTTTCTGATACTAAAAAAGCAGCAAATAAGTTTAAGAGAGAAATGTTAAAGGATGGAAGACATATCTATTTACAAAATAAACAAAAAATTATACACTTTTCATTTTTAACCAAGAAAAACATTAGTCTGAAAAAACACTATAAAGAATACGAGGAAATGGCGAAGTATGAACATGAACTTTTTCATGGGAGGCTAAAAGATGAAGAACAAACAGTTGTATAACAATATGAAAAAAGTCTCGTTGACTAAAAATAATTCATATTTAACCTCGTTGGAAAAAGCAAGGGAGACAAAGTGAATAATACCAACCCGAAGTTAAATTTTGATGTCCTTTATCCATTTACTGTTAGTGAATGGTTAAATCAGTTAAAGAGAATTGAGCTTATTGGAAAGCTATGGTATGGGGATAGAGATAAAGCTACGGATAGCTCTTATCATACTCTGATAAGCAGAGCAATGAAAGAGAGCCATCATTTTATTCTTGAAGATAGTATTATGACAGTGATGTTTAATTTTGATTATATAATTGAAGATAAGTTTGTTGATGATGTGTTTAAAAGACCCTCAGTTTATAGAGGGAGTTATTCAGTTTTTTATTTTCCTGATGATTCAAAAACCAAGCTCGTAGTTAGTACTAACTTACATGGGTGGAGAAACATATTTAAATCTAAACAATTAAATCTAAAAAACAGGCAAATTATTGCTTCCCTATTACATGAAATTAAAAGGGATGCAAGCCCTATTTTTGATGATATTAATTGTCCAAGAATATATAGTAAATAAGGAAAAATATTTATGAATAAACTAAAGAAGTGGGAAGCTATACAAGAGTTAAAATCTCTTGGTTTAAAAAGTCCTCCGGCACAAATATTTTCTTATTCTACGTGTGATTTAATAATCATTGATAATTTTATGAAAGGTTTAAATTACAATTGTGGATTGAGAACTGACCTCCCTAACCAAACAGAAAAGGGATTTCATTTTCCTTTTTATCTCCCGATTAGGAGTGAATCATTAGAACAGAAAAAATTTTATCTCAAGTGCGGTATTTCTACAATCTGGATAGAAAATGAAAAGTTTAAAATTATTGTGCGATTTTCACCAAATTTAATTGAAGATTGTGATTGGTCTGCCTATTGTTGGGTTACTAACTATCGAGAACTTAATGGAGAGGTTGCGTATGGGTATTTTCCATCCATAAGACATGCTTGGAATTTTGGGAAGTTAAAAACGATTGATCAATCAGATATGAAGGGAGATTTACTAAAAGTGAGAGGGGATTTAATCAGAAAGAAGCTATTCAATAGAGTTGTAGAAGTTTCTCATTTCCCTACTCTTGGTTATTATTATTGGGAGATTCAAGATGAAAATTTATCTTTGTCTACCTACCCACAGAAAAACTGGAAGTAAAAATCTTTTACAAAGTCGTATTAATATATAATATATAATATATTTTTTAGTTTCGATGAATTAGAAAATACACCTTTTTTTTGAAGTTGTCAAGGAAAATCGAAAGCCTTGAAACGAAAGGAGATCTGAATTTATTTGTAAAAAAAGCTTAGATAATTTTGATTTTTTCATTTATAACGTGTCACAAAGGAGTTTAGTATGCATGTTTTATCAGGAGTAAAAATAGAATTTGTTCATGTAAAAACAGTTATTGCACATGCTTTTACAGTTTGTTGTTTGTTTGATGAAGAAACAGAGGTATTGGTGGCAAGAGGATTGGCAATTAATTCAATAAAAGATTGTTTCTCTATTGATAGATCGAGAACAATATCTTTTGGTCGAGCAAAAAAAGCCTGTCTTCTAGGATCAAACTTAAGTCCATTTAGACAGTTATGTGAAAAGGATATAAATCGAACAGTAACAAGAAAATATGATTTTAAATGTTCAGATGATGCTATGGAATTTACTGATAAAATTGAAAATTTTTTAGGGGGATATCCCTATGAGATTAAAACTATTTCTAGTAATAAAAAGTGGATATCAATTGTAAGGTTTCCTTACTACTATCCTTTATTGCTTGCAATGGCAAAAGGATATCATCACAAAGGTGTCTATCTGCCAAGGGTTGTTGTTTATAAAGATATAAAAGTGGATTGTTTAACTGATCTTGAATTTGAAAGATTACCAAAAAAGTACCTTGAGGTGAATGATACATTTTTTAAGAGATGAATGAATAAAGAGTAGTATATAGTATAATATAGATAAGGAGATCTCTTTTTAACTTAAAGAGATCTCCTTTTTTATTGGCAGAAGGTTATTCAATTTCTCTTGTTTTTGGGATTGACAAAGGATATATTGATTTTGTCAACCTATATTTAAGAGGAATTAAGAATATGCCTACACTTATAACTCCAGACAGGCCAAACATTATATTACCAAAAACACCTACTATTATAACCAAGAGAAAGACGGACTCTAAGGTTATTTTAGCTGCCAAAAATATTCTTGGTGTTAATCTTTGGTCAATGCAAAAAACAATACTAGATACAGTTTTTAATGAAAGATATGTAACGGTTCGAAGCTGCCATGCTATTGGAAAATCTTTTCTTGCCGGCTGCGCTGTTCTTCTATTCCTCATTTTAAATCCTAATTCTATCGTCATTACCACCGCCCCGACTTGGAACCAGGTGAAGAATATTCTTTGGCGGGAAATCAGAAAATTACATGCTAGAGCCAAAATAAATGAGCTCCTACCTAATGGAATAGGTGGGAAGTTAAATTTAACTGATTATACTTTAGCACCTCAATGGTATGCACTTGGAATATCACCAAGAGCGGAAGAAGCAGAACGTATACAGGGGTTCCATAGTGAAACAGGAAATATTTTAGTATTATGTGATGAAAGCCCCGGCTGTAATGCTGATATTATAAATGCAGCAGAAGATTCTTTGATGACCTCTCCTTATGCGCACATGTTACATATAGGAAACCCAACAGAAGCATCAGGACATTTTTATAGAACACATAAAGACCCAAAATATGTGCCCTTTCAAGTCCCTTTCAAAATTACACCAAATGCAAAAGCAGGTAAGGATATAGTTCCCTATCTTATTACCCATATTTGGGTAAAAGAAATGATTGAAAAGTGGGGGCCTGAACATCCTTTTGTTTTAAACAAGGTATATGCAGAATTTAGTCAATCTGAAGGACAAAATATGATTCCGTTAGCTTTTATTGAGAGAGCTATGGCGGAAACTAAACCAACAGTATTGACTGGCCCCTTTACAATGGGTGTGGATATTGCTGAAGGTGGTGAAGACAGATCAGCAATTGCCTTCAGGGCTAATAACTATATATTCAAAGTAATTACCTATCATAATCGAGACACAATGAAATTAGTTGCTTGGATTGAACGATCAATGAAGTGGTTTAGACCAAATAATCCACAAGGTATTACAGTAAATATTGATACAATTGGTGTTGGGAAGGGTGTATATGATAGATTAAGGGAAAAAGGATGGAGAAATGTTAGATCAGTGCGGACAAGCCGTAGGCCCTTTGCTCCAAATTTAGGTAAAGGTGAGGGAATGAAAGAGTTTTATAGCTTAAAAGAACAAATATGGTGGGGATTTAGAAGGGATTTAGAAAAGGGAAAAATTTTACTAGTTGATAAAGATTCAGTAAAAGCAGCACTGGTTGCTCCTAACTATGAAACTCCTCATGGAAAGATAAAGATTGAGGAAAAGAAGGTGACAAGAAAAAGAATTGGCTCCACCGTTTTATTGGATGAAGGAGATGCTGTTATCCTTACCTCTGCAAAAGCAGCACCTGAAATGAGAATATATTGATAAGGGAGGAAGAATGAATTTTTTTACAAAAGAAAGCAAACAGATTAGAGAAATAACTTCTGCAGTTAGGTTATTTAGTCCTAATTCAGAAGTTAATTATCCTAAAGACTATGAATATTTTGCTGGTCTTTATGATACTGTTCTTTGGGTAAATGCCATTATCAGAAAAGTTGCAACAAAAGCAGTGGCAGTTCCTTGGGACATATTAAAAGTAGAAAATAAAGATGATAAACTAGTTGAAACCCCAATTGATAGACTTCATCGAGCAAGAGCACTACTTACACGCCCAAATGAAAGACAGACATATAAATCTTTTATGCAAGGGGTAATAACTTACTATTTACTAAATGGAGATTCTTATATAGAACTCGCTAAGAACCCAAAGGATGCACCAATTAAGAGTCAGTCTGTTGAAGGGATGTATACAATTAGACCTGATCGAATAAAAATTAAGGCAAGTCAGGATGGAAAAAAGATTGAAAGTTATATTTTTCAGGTTAAACCAAGATCTAAGAAAGTTACTTTCAGGCCTGAAGATATCATACATATGAACTCTTTTTCACCCAATGATGATTTTTATGGACAATCTGCTATTGCTGCGGCTGCAAGCACAATTTTAAAAGAACAATATACAGATCAGTATCAGCAAAATGTTGTTAAATTTGATGCTATCCCACGTGGTGTTCTTGAATCTGATTATGATATTGAAGAAGATGAAGCCGGACGTATTTTAGATTCATGGAAAAATAAATTCCAAGGTATTGATAATAAAAATTCCTCAATTGCAATCCTCCCTTATGGTTTGAAATTTAAAGCCCTACAAATGGCCCCAAAGGATATTGAATACCTAAAATTATTACATGATAATAGACAAAGAATGTTCTCTGCTTTTGGTGTTAATAATGCAGTGATGGGAATCATGGAAGGAATCACCCGTGAGAATTTTAGAATGCAAATTAGATCTTTTTATATGGATACAGTAAAAACAATATTGGATCTTGTTAAGGAAATTTTTGAAAGATTTCTTTTTGAGCAATATTTTGGGGATGATGGGAAAAATCTTATTCTTTCTTACGATTATGAATCTCAAGTAAAGGAAGATGAGGCCGAACTTAGTGCAAGATTACAAAAAGAGATTCTTGTTGGTATGAGATCCCCTAATGAAGCTCGTCAAAAGTTTGGGGAGCCCACTTATGAAGGTGGAAATACATATTTTATGATGTCAAATGTTGTGCCAATTTATTCTGAGGATTTTGATCTTCGTAATCTTGTAAATCAAGGAAACCAGAATCAGAATAATCAAAATATACCTGGATTAAATGGGGCCAGTTCTACGGATTTTAATAGGGACCTTAAAATATGATAGAATTATTCAAATATGTTATACCAACAAATGGTGGTTATTTTCATATAGGAAATCTTTTTTATAAATCTAAGATTTCCTATTCTGGAAATAGGGAAATTATTGTTGCAGCAATACCTGGGGATAATAATGTAATAGAGGCATTTGGGGATGAAATTAATGAATTAGAACCAGTAAATAAAGATGAATTAATGTGTGTTAATCATAATCATCCTGAGGATTTGATAGTAATAAGAGAATTTACCATGAAATCCTTTAGAAACAAAAATGAATTTTTGGAAAAGACCCGAGTATATAGGTTATTGTATGATAATTTGTTAGTAGACATGTTTAAGACTACTGCCTCTATGTTGGAAGCTTATGAGAATGGTATGGGTAAAGCAATTCAAGAGTTATATATTACTAAAAATAGAAAAGTAACTTCTGATGAAATAAACACTTTAATACTCGGTAGTGGTTTTGCTCCTTATGCCTCAAGAATAATCAAAGCAGTATTAGTAAATAGTTTTATGTCCTCTGGTAAAATAGCCATTCAATTATCAAAAAATGCTTATTTAAGAAAAGAAGAAAAAGTAAACCCCTACCTTTCTTTAACATTTGCAACTTGGAGTCTTGATTATGATGAGTGGTTAGATAGTAGAACTGGAACTTTAATAACCGGAATTGATAGACAAACATTTGAAGCTATTAAATCAGTAATTAATAAAAGTACTTATGAGATGATGCCAATTGAAAAAGCAGCACGAGAAATTAGACAATTAGTTGGATTGAATAAACAACAAGTAGCATGGGCTGTTAGTTATAGAGAATTATTGCAGAAAGAAGCAGAGAAGGGCAATATTAGGGCCTCCAAAATTGATGGCATGGTTAATACATATATTAATAAGCTTCATCGCTTGCGCGCTATGACTATTGCCAGAACAGAAACAATGTCTGCTCTTAATTTTGGAGCTATCCAAGGATATAAACAATCATATGTTAAAAAAGTTATTTGGGTATGTGCCCCCGGTGCTTGTCCTCAATGTTTACCCTTTGATATGCAGGTATTTAGTTTAGATGAGCTGCCTTATGATACTGGTTATACTACAATACACCCTAATTGTAGATGTACAATAGCTCCAGATGCCTCTAGTATAGAATATGATATAGATATAATTTAAACTAAGGAGGACAACATGCCAGGTTTAGAAGTAACCACTGGAAAAATTCGTTTTAGAGTTAAAGATCCGAGTTTATTCAGAGAAGGCTCTTTCAGAACAAAATCTGTTGGTGATAATATATCTATTATTATGGGTAAATTAAAGAGCGGTGGGGATTCAATGGTGGCCCAATCATATTTATTTGATCGTAAAACCTGGGACCGTGAAAAAGCTAAAAAGTGGATACAAAGCAATATTAAAAAAGATTTAAGAGTTGAAGAAATAACTAAAGAAGAAGTGGAACTTGCTAGTGATGAAGTTCTTTATTCTCTTCGTAATCGTTTTAAACAAATGTTTATTCCTGATTTTTTTGATAAAGCAGAAACTGTTTTAACAGAAATGGATGAAAGAAAGCTAGCACATTGGAAGTCAAAAATAGATTCTGTTGTTAAAGAGAGGATTGAAAAAAGAAAAGAAGAAGTTAAAAAAGTAGAACAACCATCTGCACCATTAGTAGAATGGTTGGATTATGAGGATGATTATACTATTGTTCTATATGTAGAAGGGCAAAGAACACAAAAAATTACTGAGCATTGTCAATGGATATCTATTGCAGATTTACGTGGTGCTTATTATTTATACTCTGAAAAAATGGCCCGTTTTGTTGGTATGATATTTTATAAACGGTATGGGTGGACTGCACAGACAGCACAAAACGCAATGACTGAACTTTTAGGGCAAAAATATTATAGTAATGTTGGTCTGGATGGAAAAATAAATCCAGATACAATAGAGAAAAAGGATTTTAGTAAAGAACTTGAGGAAGGAAATTTAACTGTTCTTTCTTTTTCTAAAGTTGATGAAGAAGAGAGAATAGTAACTGGAATTGTTTATCTTCCTGATGAAGTAGATTCCCATGGTGACTATATGAAGGAATCTACAATTAGGAAAATGATGGTTGATTGGATGCTTCATTATCAAACATACAAATTGCAGCATTCTGATAAAATTTCTCCTTCTAAAGCTCAGGTAGTTGAAAGTTTTCAAGCACCAGTTACGTATGCTTCTGGAACAAGCATTATAACAAAAGGTGCATGGCTGCTTTCCTCAAAAATTAATGATGATGAGATTTGGGAGGGAATAAAAAGTGGAAAAATCACTGGTTACAGTATTGGTGGTTATGGAAAAAAAGTAAAAATGTGAGAGGTTTTAAAAAATGCCGTGCTTTAGTTAAATAGCATCCCTAAATTAAAATGTACAGTTAGATCATAATAAAAGGTTCCTGAGGAGGGAAGCCTGCTTTTAGGCTTCCCTTATTTATTTCTATAAAGGAGATAACTATGCAGATATTTGAGATTAAAGATGCTGTAGTTGAGGAAGTCTCCTTTGTAGATAAAGGAGCTAATAAACGGAAGTTTCACATCATTAAATCGGAAGAAGGAGGTAGTAAGAATATGGATGAATTGAAAAAGCTGTACAAAGAATTATTTGGGGCTGAACCGGATGCACAAGTTTCTGATCTTCTTAAATCAGTAGAGACAGAATATATTACAAAAGCGACTGAGGCACTTACAATTATTAACAAACATAAAGAGGAAATGCCAGAGGAAGTGGTAAAAGCCATTGAGACTCTTGCCTCCAATTTTATTGTTGTTAAGGAAGCAAAAGAGGAAAAAGCTACACCAGTGGCTGAAGTTAAAAAAGAAGATGAAAAACCTAATGTTCCTGAAGTTAAAGTTGAAAAGGAGGAAAAACCAGCAGAGACTCCCGTGATAAAAAATTCAAAAGGTGAGGAAGTGTTTGAAATTGATCTTGATGAATTTCATAAGAATGTTGAAGATAAGGCCCGAATCCATCTTAATGAACTCGGGTATCAAATTCCTGAAAAACAATAAACCGTTTGATTATTCATTTATATTTTAACAAGGAGAAGGTAAATGTTGCTGACAAAGGCAGAGCTTGAAGTTTTGGAAAAGAATTATTCTGTTCAGGTTGCTGAACGAATCATTAAAGAAATTAATGAAAGAAGGGACCCCTCCCAGTTTCGCAAGAGTAGTGGTGTAGGGCCCTCTGGCGATAATGACTTTGACCAGTTGTTTAGTATTGCCAAATATCTTCGCGGTTCTATGTTTAACAATTGGCAGAATGCCGAATTTGAAAAATCTGAATATACAAAGCTTGCAAAAGCCTTGGGTGAAGGAACTGGGTCTACCGGTGGTTTCTTGGTTCCTGAACAGTATGTTACTCAGATAATTCCTTTGCTTCAAGCCAGAGCAATTGTTCGTAATGCTGGTGCTACTGTTTATCCTATGAGCACTGACACTTTGACTTTGCCCCGTCAGACTGGTGCTTCTGGTACTTCATGGGGTGAAGAAAATACATCCTTTTCTGAGGACACAAATCCGACCTTCGGAAAGAATCAATTGGTGCTCAAGAAACTTAAAGCTTTGCTTTATGTTTCCAATGAACTGATTGAAGATGCTTCACCTTCAGTTGATGCTCTTATCACCAATGATTTGGTTAAATCTTTGTCCCTGGCTGAAGATCTGGCTTTCTTTGCTGGTACTGGTGGGACACAGCCTCTTGGATTGACCCTGAATCCGGATGTTGCTGGTACAACGCTTGGTGCTGGTGCTGGTGCAATGCCTTCTATTGATGACTTTATCGATGCCATGCATGCAATTGATGTTCAGAATGGTACCTATACTGGATGGGCCATGAATCCCCGTACTCTTACTGGATTGCGTAAGGTTAAGGATTCACAGGGAAATTACATATACTGGAAGGACCCGCAGGGTAAACTTCCGGATATGTTGTTTGGATTTCCAATTTTCCGTTCCACTCAGATCTCAATCGCTCAGACAGTTGGTTCTAACACCAATTGTACTTATATTATTCTGGCTAACTGGCCGGAAGTTGCTATTGGTCAAAAAGGCGAACTCAGGCTCGAAACTACTCGTGTGGGTGGAAACTCCTGGGCCAATGATCAGACTTCATTCCGTGCTGTTCGGCGTGTTGATATGATCCCTCGTCAGCCGCTGGAGATTTATGTGATGAAAGGGGTTCTTCCGGTTAGCTAATACTATTAATTGGGTGTTTATTTTCACCTAAATATGAAAGGTTAAAAAATGATGAGGAATTATTTGGATTCACTGTACATCCAGACTCTCGTTGAAGCAGCGGCTGTAGGGACCACTTCTGCTGGTACTACGGCTGTTGATATGAAAACGTGTCGGGATGCTGTTCTTATGATCAACTATGTGCAGACAGATGATGAAGTTACTCAGCTTGTTGTTGAACATTCTGATGACAATACCACCTTTACCACTCACACCTCCGTTGGTACTATTGCGGATGGTAATACGCAGGTTAATTTGAAAAACATTAAGAGGTATGTAAGACTTACATATACCAATGCCTCTGCTTCTGGAAATGATTTTTGGTGTGTAATGATTGCAGGATTCAATGCTCAGAAGAGTCCTGTTTCTTAATCTTAAACCAAGGGGGCTTCATTATTTATCTTGATAATGAAGCCCCTTTTCTAAAAAATTAATATCTGAATAGGAGATAACGATGTTTGATAAAGAAGGGCGTGGTGGGACATCAACCCCCACCAAAATCCAGGTTTATCCTGATGGTATGAATGTTGTTGATGGTGGAAGAATTGAACAAGATGGAGTTGTTTTTGAAGATGATTTTTGTAGTGTAGCAATAGATTCTACTAATAGATGGAATGTATCAGCTACAGGAACAAGTGCTGCTGCTGAAATTAGTGCAGCTATTAATGGTGTTTGTTTGCTTGATTCTGGTACTGATCCTGATCTTGTAAGTCAAATATCTTCTCCCTTGAATTTTGCTGC